GACAGAATAGAAGCCTTTGCTTCTTCAATCTGTTTCTTGCTTCTCTCATCAATGAGAGTTTCCAATTCTTTAGTTGTCATTTTCGCAACTCCTTAAAAATTATTTTCGGTTCTTCCGTTATATAAAATCGGGGAAGTCCTTTCCCTTCATTTATTCATAAGTTTAGTTCTGTTATTTTATTTCGTCAAGGTTTATTTCTTCTTCGTCTTCAAAAGTAATATCTTTTTCATCATCAAGCACAATTCCGTCAAGATCGTGATTTACTTTTTCCAACTTTTCCGCCTGCTCTTTCATTGTCTTATGACATTCTGCAATCTGTCCTTCCAGAACCTTTATGCGCTCAATAGGGTCAATCATTCCTTTCGCATTTTCGTCCCCGAATGACTTAACCGCCTGGGCGATTGCGTCCTGATTTGCCGGAACTGTTACTGCAGAGAATTCAAGCAGTTCCCATTTATTCACAATTGCCCCGCCTGTCTCTTTATTTGGTACTGCATCCATAGGAATAAAACCAACAGAAACTGCATTAAGCATCCCTGTCTTATAACAATGGTATGTAAAATCGACAAGTTTTGCCTTTTCGCTTGCACACTCTTTTTCGCTTGAAAGTTCTTCAATTGTCGGGAAATATACATCGCAATATACCGCCTTGCCCTCTATACCCCAATTCTTTGGTATGCCAAGCGGATATTCGTGGTAATTATGAAATCCTAAAAACTGCGGATTTTTTTTGAAGTTCTCAAAGTTACAACCCTTAGCAATCAGAATGTCGCCATCTCTGTCTACCACTTCGCTTGAAATCTTGAATCGTACTGTTCTTTCTTCAAGCTCTTCTGCCTTTACATTGAATATTGATTTTTTCATTTTTTCACCCCTTAAAATATAACCGGCCCGCAGGTGCAACGGCAATTACAAACATTCCCCGCACTTCCGTTCGGGTCCAACGGATAAAGCATATTGTCAATTCCGCCATCTGTAAGGTTCTCTACTTCAAATGTAGAATCAATATCTGCAATTACTCCGTCCATCTGTAAATGGCTTTCTCTTGTCCTGTCATCAAGGGTAGAAATCCATTCTTTCTTTTCAACTCCCGTGGCCTTGAATGTCGCAACCTGTCCCAAGTTCACACTCGCCCCGGTCTCTGTTCTCGCAATCAGATAAGCCCTTGTATTTGACAATTCCGCAAATACTTCTTCCGCGCCTTTCTGCAATTCCTTCTTCAAGTTCGCCATACTTGAATCTGTTCCGTCTGCAAGAATCTTTCTCAACTTCTTCAAAAGCTCTTTTTTCGTGGTCTGATTAAGTTCCGTGCTTTTCATAAGTCCGTACTTCTCCACCCACTTATTAAACATATCATTGGTGATTGTAATCTCGTCAATGATTGTTACATCTTTCTTGCCTTCAAGAGCTATCTTTGCATTTTCCCTTCCTGACACCATAGAATCAAGCCAACACTTAGCAAGCCCACGTTTTACCGCTTCATTGCATTCTTTCTGGAAATAATCGTTACACAAATTATTAATTGTAGCATCGTTTATTTCTTCAAGTTCTTTAATCTTTGTCAGAATATCACCCGATTGTTTTTTCGCAATCTTTTTTATTGCAGAAATAAACATAGGTTCGTTGTTTTTCGCTTTGGTGTCGAAGTTATCCCAAATCTTCGCCCGCCATTCGTCCCTCTGTTTTTTCTGATTCAGAACTCGCCCCGCACTACCGCTTAGGGCTTTTTTTTTATCCTCGTCTTCCGGGGGCTCTTCTTCGGGCTTATCTTCTTCGGGAAGTGGAATTGTTGAAAGGTCGAATTCTTCCCCCGCAGGAATTATTGTCTGTCCGATTGGTACAATGTAATGTCCTTCTTCGGGTTTTGGATTTATACCAAACTGCTCGCAATACTGCTCTTTTGTAATACAACCATTCTGCACACCAAATTGATAAATACGCAATTTAAGTTCATCGTCTTCGATAATTTTAATATCGTGCCGACAAATTAAATCGTCATATTCATTTAATAACTGATTATTCAAGACACGCTCAAAAAATCTAAGGCGCGGTACAAATACATTTTTCTGTGCAAGATATAAAGAACTGTCAATTGTTGCTCTGTTTGAGTTCTCAATAATTCCGAATGCTTCCGGCGGAATCTGATAATGTTGTAAACATTCATCTCGCAGGAATTTTCGGCTCTGGACCATATCCAATTCCTTTGGCGATATTCCCAGGGGTTTAACGTCCATTGCACCTGTCAAGATCGCGGGTTCTCTTGCCTTTCTGAATCCACCGATTTTCTGTTTTAATGATTGTTTTAATTTATCCGCGCCCTGCTCATTACCCTGATAACCTGTAACAATATAAGGCGGTGTAGCGTCATTGAAGAAAAAGTTTTTCTGATATTTACTTGCATATTCGTCCGTTTCCAATTCGTCCGCTATGCTTTCACTCATTCCCTTTCCGTTTCCGTATGGGTCGTTCAAATCTACATCTTTAAAATAAATAAAATCTTCGGCAGGAACTGTCAATGTAATTCCGCCCATACTTCCATAAGGTGTGATTAAATAAAAATGATTTCCGAGTGTAGGCTTTTCAATTATCCAGGCTTTCGGAATAGGAAGTAACGCAATAATCTTTCTTCCGTCTCTGACTTTCAACCAACCGCATTCGCCTACGAGGTCGACATACGCAAAAGTCATATAACGTAATGTCCACCCGTCAAGCTCTGGAAACGTTGGAACCGGGTGGTCTAACAAATCATATAATTCGTGTTCCCCTAAAACTTCCGCATTTTCCCCATTCTTTCTGTAATCTGATTTTCGATAGAGTTTTAATTCTTCACTCGCACAAGTTTTCGCTATATATCTGACCGGGTCCAGACGTGGCGAATTGCCATATAATTTTGGCATTTCACTACTTGCCCGATTCGGTGCTACACTCCATCTACGCTTGATTTTGTCAATTAAATCCATTGTACAAAACCCCCTATTGTGTATAATTAATTTTATACACCACAAGCGGGGTTTTGGCAAGGTTTATTTTAATAAGCCATATATTAAATGCCTTTTTTCGTCAAGATATTCATAGATTAAATATCTTTCAGTCATTGAAGTTATGAAGGTTCTGAAGTTCTGCTGATTCAATTTCACAAGCTTTGCGCACTCTAATTCTGTCATTTCCCGATTGCTCAATGCTTCTGCCAAATCTCGCATTTTTTCCAACCTTTCAAATCTTAACTCCGTCATTTTTGCCCCCTTCATTGATCGCTTTCATTTTTTCCATTTCCGCTTTTAATCGGTCGATTATTTCCGGGTCTTTCGGATAATACCGATAAAGCCAATGTATCATTTCGTGTGTCTGATTATTACAAGGTAAAAAATTGTCATTCAATACTTCGTAATTTTCTTCCCGCAAATCTTCGTGGTGAAGTTCCCACCTTCGCCCCAACTTATGCAGAGTTATTAAATCAATCCCCCCGCATTCCTTTTTCTTTTTCGCCTTGAATTCTTTCCAGACTTTTCTCGCACGGAAATTTCTTTTCCGTCTCTGTGCTTCATTCATTTTCATAACCTTCTCGCAGGATTGATAAATCAGTTTTAAGCAATCGGATTTCTTTTTTCAGTTCTTCTATTTCCTGATCGCATTCAAACTTCTGTATCTGCAACAGTATTTCTGTTTCCTTGCACCTTGATATATTTTCAATCCCGAATAGCAACATTATAGCTATAAGAAGTAAAACCAGGCAAGAAAAATATTTTGTCATTCTTTCCCACACTTGTTCTTTTGTGAACTAATCTTCTAAATCTTCAAACTGTTTAGGAAACATAATCTTTAATATCTGCCTGTATTTCCGCCTATCCTCAAATCCAAGCATACAGTACATACCGATTAAAGCAAAAATCTTTTCCTGTCGTTTTGTCATTTCTCCACCTCGCTATCTTTGAAAAATAATGCGACTTTCTGTAATGTTTTTCTGCAATAATCAGCCATTGAAGAAGGTATACAGTCGTAAAGTTCAAGAAGCAGTTCCTTTGCTTTGGTGAGTTGTTGGCTTTTGCTAACTAGCATATTGTTTAATTGCATAAGTGTTACAACTGTGTCATTGTTTGCTCTGATTAAAGTTGCAACATCTTTTATGCCTTTTAGTTCTGCATTTTCCTTTTCAAGTTCTGCTATCCGCTTTTCTCTTGGCTCTGCAAAATCTGCGAGAACTTCTCTAGCGTCTCCACCAAGAATGAGCATTTTACTTGTTCCCCATTTCTTTTGCAAAAATTCTTCTGCTTCTTTCTCAAGCTCGTCTTTAGTCATTTCTTACCCCCTACAAATCGCAAATACATTATTTCTAGCCCTAATCTTTCCGCTTCTTTCTTTTCCCTTCTCGCACCTGGGCTATCTTCCCAACCTTCCAACATTGCAATATGTGTACAACTTCTTAATGCCCTTAAATCTTCCGTCATAAAATCTTCGTATGTAGCATCCGGCTTTCTTTTAAGCACAATATCTGATAGATTGCAGGGGTTTACTACCTCATACCCGCAAGCCCGATAGAATAATTCTGCATTTCTGAAATTCTCTCTGTACTCGCTTTCTGCAAGCCCTGTCATTTTTCCCGATAAATAAATAGTTTTCATTTTTCGCCCCCTTTTGCTTTTAATGATAGATAGACAACACTTTTTTTTCTTAAAGGTGTTTCAATTATTCTTTTTGTATTCCAACCGCAATTGTATCTGTGTCTTAATGTTTCGGAATCTACGTTTAATTCTCTTGCCCATTGTGAAATTGTTTGTGATTTGCCATTGTATGTAAGTATTATATTATTGCTTTTGTTGTTTGCTTGTGTCTGATTGTTTACCCATCTGCAGTTTTCGGGGTTATAACTTTTGTTATTGTCTATGCGGTCAAGAGTGCAAACGCCCCTTTCTGCTTTTGGATTATAGCCCGCACTTTCTGCCCATTTTCTGAAAGCGTCAAAATCATTTTTCCATTCATCGCAGACAGTAATTCCACGCCCGCCGTAATTACGAAAGCGTTTATCGTTCGGATTATAACACCGCCCTTTCATATTACACCAGACAATATAAAGCCTTGTTTTTCTGCCATTGTGTTTTGTGTTTGCTTCAATCTGTCTTTCGTGTCTATAGCAACCGCAAGATTGTGTATGCCCGTTTCGTAATTTTGCCCCGTCTACAATACAAGATTTTCCACAATCACAAATACAATTATAAAATGAATGATAGTTTCGCCCGTTCCCCTTTTGAGTATAAGCGAAAGAAACAACCAACAGTTTATTAAACTTCTGTCCTGTAATATCTATTCTTTTCATACCCCTATTATGATACATACTGATAAATAAATCAATAGCAACAATCATTCCTACGGGAATAAAAAGCAAGGCAGACGGAATCTCCCGTATCGGGTGAACGCCCGTTGTGGCGGTTTTTGAAACAACTCTTTGCAACTTCGCTTCGATTGTCTTTCGGCTCTAACTGTTTCAAACCTTTTGCATTATAGAAATATTGTCTTTCACTTAAATCTTCAAGAAGTTCTTGTGTCAAATACTCTTTAGGAATATACATCTGCTTCAAGGGTAATTCAAACATCATTTCACTTGCACAATTTGCGTAAACTGTCGGGTTGTCTGCTCTACCGCCAAAAGCAACGGGAACAACATTATATCCCCATTCATTCAGCAAATCCAAAACGCCTATGTTTCCACCTTGGTCGCAGATTATCGGAATTAACTTGTCATAATTCGCCATTTCTTGCACCATTCCCGCTACGTCTTGCGTATTATAACCCCTTACGGCTCTAATCTCTAAGACGCAAAATCCCTGTCTTAATGTTGCTACTGTCTTGTCCCCTGTCGGGCTTCGGGCTATATCAAGTCCAATACTTCTTGCACCTTCCTGTCTTTCTTCGGTGTTTCGGTTTTCGTCTGAACAGTCCAGAACATCAGACACAAGCCAAACCGCATTTGTCTGTTTATTTCTAGGATAACCCAAATAAACGTGCTTCGCTTCGTCCGGGTCTCTCTCCATTAAGTTTTCGTATTTCTCTAAAAGGTTATCTGGATAAAATGGGTTATCTTCGGCTAAAGGTTTACACTTTGTAATAAGCCAATCGGGTTTCGGGTTACTGACAAATTTTTGTGTAATCGGGTCATTTGTGGTATTAGGATTATAAACCGCCCAGATTTCCGCCTGCCTTTTCTCCCCTTTGTAATTCCACTCTTTACGGATTGTCGCTTCCAGAGTATCCCAGGTTTCAAGGCTCACTCCGTCCGCTTCTTCAATGAATGCGATTGTATAACTATCAAGGGATTTTAATTGCGAACTTGTAAAATCATTCAAGCCATTAAATGAAAAATAACTGCCATTTGTTTTATTTCTGATATAGTTTTGTGTGATTTCAAAATCTGTATAGCCTAGTTCTTCAATCTTTCTACACAAAAGCGAATAGCTCGAATCCTTGATAGATTTCTGAACGGAACGCAAACAGATAACTTTTATATTATCCCCGAAATAGTCCGGGTGTTCTGCAAACTGAATTAAAAGGCTTGCGGTAGATTCACTCTTTGCACCCGCACCACGTCCACCGCACGCAACCTTGACCGGGTGGGGCTTTCTCCATTCTTCAAAACAAGGCGCGACTTGTTCCCGATATAACCGTAAATATTCTTTCTGTTCTTCATCAGATAAAGAAAGAAACTTTTCCCGACTAATTGCAGGAATAACTTTGTCCGCCCTTTTATATTTCCCCTTAATCATTTTCCGCCTATCAGTTCATCAAATATTTTTAATCGGTCTTCTGTAGATTGCATTTCGGTCTTTACTTCACCCGATAACTGCAATTTATTTCCTTCTGTCGCTTCCCTGATTTCCTTAAGCATTGCAACACTTGAACTATCGCCCCTATTTACAATCTGTTTAATAATTGTTTTTACATAATCAGTTCCGCTTAATTTGATTGTTTCTCCGTCTTTTCTGACATTGAATTCGTCTGTGAGAAAATCCGCATACATTTCAGAAAGTAACTTTTTCTTTTCGTTATTCTCTTTCCTTTTCTGTGCGGATAACTTCTGCATTTCTTTTGCATTTTCCTTTGTAAAAGGTACTGCTTTTTTTAAGTTTTCTTCTCGTCCCATAACAACGCTACCTTAACGCTAAACCCCTTTTATAGGTATTCTGATAATCGGGTTATAGTCTATAACTTTTCTTTTCTGACTGTTTGCTTTTTTGTCATACTTGACTATTCGCCCGCCCCATTTACTTTTTAATGCTTCC